TTTTTTTAATTAAGCAGCTCCGGTGCCTACTTCCATTCGCTTACGAAGTTGCTGTAAGAGCAATCCATAAACTGGGAGAAAGACTACAAACGATACTGCGATCTTAAACACAACGTCTACTGATGCAATCTCTAGCCAATTAGCACGCATGAACTCATCTGGTCCATATGCGAATGCAGCCCAGAAGAACGCATAGGTATCTAAGATGTTAGCAAACACAGTAGAGATAGCTGGAGCTACCCACCACATATCTGTTAGCTTCTCACGAATACGTTGAAAGATAGAAACATCTAGCATCAAACCTAATGCATATGCAAGAGCGGAAGCAAACCCAATCATAGGAGTAGCAATAATACTACTAATAATAATCGCCGGTACAAAGGCAATAGCAATAATCTGACGAGCAACATACTTATTAGTTAGTCGTACAGTTAAGTCAGTAGCAACAACAATAAGAGGAAACACAAACATGCCCCAAGTAAAGTTAAGATTGAGTACTGGAATAACACCAGCAATCTGCACTGTATAGTTTGCTAATGCAATGATTACAAGATGCAATACTACAAGTTTACCGACGAGAGATAAACTCTCGTCTCCGAAGTTAAAGTGACGTTTAATTAGTTCCATTAGTTTTTCCTTAAGCTAAAATTTGTTGAGCATGAGTAAGAGCTTTCTCATACGGTACAGGTCCAGTCTCATCAGCATATGCAACAGGGTCAGGACGACCTAGTTTAATAAATGCTTCAAGACGTTCTACAGAAGATGAGCTCTTATAATCAGAATACCAAACACCATTATGCTGCATAGGCTTATACGAAGTATTAGTACGTTTATATACTTCATCAAAGTCTAAACCTAAGTCATCACATAGTACTTGACCATCCTTTAAGATATCAAACTTATCTAGTTCTAGGTAAGGAGTGAAATAAGTCACCTTATCAGCATCCCAGTTACCTTCACGAAATGCATGATCATCAGCATCACGAAACTCCTGACGACAATCAGGATACACTGCATGGTCGCCAGCATGAATGCCTAGAGCGATAGCAGTTTCTTCATCTGTATCTTTAACCACGCTAAGAGCTGCTGCTTGTACAATAGAAGCAAAGATCTTATTACGGTTAGGTACTACAGTTTCTTTCATCGTCTCTTCTTCGTAATGACCTTCTGGCACATCTGCACCTCCGGTTACTAACGTAGAAGATAACAATGATACTAATCCATCTAACTTAACAGGCTGATACCTGATTATATGCCCATGTATTGCAAGATAGTATACTAGTTCTTTAGCACGCTCTAATTCACAAACGTGCTTTTGTCCATAATCAAACGACAAAGCTGTTACATTACTTGCGCCTACTTCTTTAATAGCACGCAATAGTAGAGTAGAGGAGTCCATTCCTCCTGATAATGATACAACGATATTTTTCATTTAGTTCTCCAATATGAAAGCGGTGTGTTGTTTAAAGTGGTTAGCTTTCATGAACCACTACTGCCTCATAGTCTTTGAGGTAAGAGTATAAGCATCTGAAATAGAGTTCTTATACAATAGATTAAAGCTTGATGCTCTAATAGGGTTAATATCAATACCGCCTCTACGTGTATAGAGACAGGAGACAACAAGCTCTGACGGGCCTAAAAGGTCCCATAGACGTTTGTATACACATTCACAGATCTCTTCGTGAAAATGATTCTCCTTACGCATCGAGACAATATACTGCATTAGCGACTCTGGAGTAATAGTTTTAGCTCCTTTTACATGAATATAAATATCACCCCAGTCGGGCTGATTAGTAACGCGACAGTTAGAGCGAAGAGAGTTAGACATATAACGAGTTGCTTTACCATCACTTTCTACCACCTGTAAGATATCTGGACTTTCATTATAGTGACTAAAGTCAATATGTTCAACTGCTACATGCTCTTCTAGCTGTGTCCATGATCCAGCCATAGGCTTAGCATAACCAGCATCTTCATTAATATGTAATACTACATTGAGATCTTGCTCGTCCTCACATTTAAGAACTTCAAGCATATCTTTCCATACTGTCTCTTCTACATTTGCTCTTGCAACTGTAATAGTAGAGCCCATCTTAGCCATATTAAACGAGTTTAGATATAGTTTAGCAGACTTCGATTCAACAATATTCTCTGAATGAGATGCATAAGACCAACGCAACCAACCAGAGATAGGAAAGCCATTATCAAGTAAGCAACTAAACTCATAAGAGTTCCAAGTATCGATACCATTAAACTCTTCACCAGTTAAGTTATACTGAGTACGATTAAGATGACGAGGAATACCTACTAGTAGACTTTTATCTACTTCATCAGGCGTTTCATAACGCATCATAGTTTTACCGTCAGAGGTCTTACCTAAGACCTTGCTAGCAATCTGTTCAATTTCATCCATCTTTAGCTCTTTCCTCTTCAATAGCTTCCTTAGCAAACGTTAAGAACGTTAAAGCTTTATTAATATCTAACAACACATCATCTTTCTGACCTAGACGCCAGAGATACTTAAACGCTTGATAGCGATTATAATCCGTATACGGATCATTCTGATGCTCTTCACATAGCTGCTTAATAACTTTAATACACTCTACATGACCCTCTTTCTGACTATAATGATTAGGTCTCGGATCATCAGACTCTTCTACCTCACCTTTAAACAGCTTCTTCAATTATTCTCTCCTTTAGAAACACAGTCCATAAATCTATAGACATATTGCGTAATGAATTACTAAGACTACTTACAGTATCATCTTCAAGTATCTTCAGAGTATTATATGATATAATCTCTCCAGAGTCAACTTCTTCTGTCACTTTATGAATAATAGTTCCAGTAGTAGGTAGTTTAAGATCCAAAGCTTTTTGCTGAGGGTCTTTACCTTTCAGTTCAGGATAGGTAACAATATCACCAGGATGACCATTATACACTTCACAGTTAATCTCAGGAAGAATACGAAGGTAGCCATGAAGCGTTACAATAGGAGTAGTACCTCTTAGCGACTGGAACATAGAGATATTACTCTCTATTTCTTTCTTCATATCCTTATGTTTAATAATATTAGTAGCAGAATGCTTACGCAAACTACTATGCCAAGAATTCTTATCCTTGTTATCCGTAAATATATAATCAGGCCACTTCCCTAAACGAGAAGCGACCTCTACGATTTCAGTACCAGACTGACTAAAAAGAGCAAACCACATATCTTATCCATTACAAAAAGTTCGAAACATTTTTATATTATATTCGATATCTTGCCATTTATCAACTACATTCTCATCTATAAGAGTAAATAGTTTAACTGACTCTTTATTAGATAATCCATAATCATTATAGTGAATACCTTTCATACCATGAATAACAGGATTAGAAGTATCCATAGAATCAATCCATTTATGATCTTTATACTCTTTAAACTCTTGAGGTAACCCACAGCCTAGTAGATGATGCGGCTTAGAAGTGTCTATAACTCCATCACGTAGCATATCTGCTATTGCTTTCTGACGACCTCTCATCATACGATAATATTTATTACCTAGAGGAGGCTGTATAGTCTGAAAGAACGGATGATTAAACGATAAAGCAATCTTATCTACGAGGGGGTTGTTAGCATGATGAGTATAACAAGTAACAAGCTCATCATAAGTACTCCCTTGAGCGACAGCAATAATCTGACCAGGAAGCCCAGCATATGTAGAAATAAAACGATCAAAGCTATCAATAGTAGCGCTTGCATTATCGAGTACATCTGGAACGATATACCAATCTGGCTTGAGCTTAATAATCCAATCAGCGTATACATCTCCGTCAAAAGCTGTTCCCAGCTCGAAGATAGAGTTATCGAGGAGGACTTCTCTTCCATCTTTTTTTGCCTTTACAAATGTATTATAATACTCTTCGTTCTCCTCAAATAGATGAACGAGTGCGTAATCATAATCGGTTAACTTCTGCACCCTATCAAAGATACTAAGCGGTGCTTCATGTGCTATTTTCATTGCAACTCCGTAATAAAAGTTTCATTTTTATGTACCCAGATAACCTCGTCGTTATTCTTAGTAAGCTTAGATCTACGTCTATTCTGCTCAACATAGGATAGCATATCAGATACATTATAGCTGTAAATCTTTTTCTGTTCAAGGTCTACACCATATATTTGTTCTGCTTTAGTTGTAAATAACCAACCTGGACCTACTTTCTTATTATTGTTAAGATACAACTCAACACAAAGCCGGTCTTTGAATATATTAGTTTTAACATCAACTAAAGTACCTTCAATAATACAATCCACTTTATCAATGACTTGGCTCTTATAGTCATTTAAATCTTCCCATTCAAGATCATTCTTCTTACAATATTGCTCTACTAGCTTCTCACCAGCATCACCTTTTGCTCCAGATAATCCATACCTACCAGCTGAATTAGCATACCATGTCATTAAATATACTCCACACAGCCATCTTCAAAGATAAGATCTATCTCTTCATCAGTTAATTTACCAGATACAACTTCTACATCGCAAAGAGTATCACGATTTCCAAAGTACTGATCTACAGAAGCAACGATTTCCCCTTCTTTGATAACGTCAAAGCGAGCTACATATTCTTCAATGTCGCGGTTAAATGATAATTGCATAACTATTCTCCTTCATTTGATATAATAGTTATATACTCTTTTTGAAGTAAGTGCAACTGTTTTTTTCAGTTTTTAGGAACTTTTTTACAACTCTTCTAGAATACCTAGAATCTCTGCTACAATAAACAAAGCTCCGGACAGCATAAACTGTCCGAAGCAAAGTGAAATTCCAGCACCGATACGTACAACACTTTTAACAAGACTGATATAAAAATGTTTCTTACTTACGTCTACTGGTTCAGTCATCGTGGTGCAAACTCCTGTTGTAGTTTAACATTATCGAAGAACTCTTTCTTAACATCAGAGTTATGAAACTCTCCTCTGAGCACTGTTGTTTGAGTCAAAGAGCTATGCGCACCAATACCGCGATTTTCACAGCAACCATGAGTAGCTTGGATATAAACTGCTACGTTATCTGAGTCTGTTGCTTTCTGAATCTCTCGTACAATCTCATTACAAAGTTCTTCTTGTAGGGTTCCTCTACGAGCACACCACTGAGCAATACGAGTATACTTGGAAAGACCAATTACTTTCTCTCCTGGTATAATACCAATGTATGCTACTCCAGAGACTGGCTGGTGATGATGTGAGCACATCGATTTTAATTCACTACGTACAACCAGCATACCATCATACCTACTATCTCCAGAGTTAGGAAAAGCAGTTGCTTTAGGTGCTGGCTCATAACGCCCAGCCATGATTTCGTTGATGTACATTTTTGCTAATCTGCGACCTGTATCCATAGAGTTAGGATCTCGGTGACGGTCAATAAGGAGACTATCTAAGACTCCTTCGAACTTCTCTGTTGCTTCGTCAATGATTGCTTCTTTATCGCCATCCTGTAAGAAGGAAGAGATATTATCTCCAGCCCAATAGCGATG